CTGAAATTGATTTGGGTAACGGAACAAACTACAACCCGCAAGAAGCGCTTAACATGTTCTTCCAAACGGGTTCTGTTATTGGTCGCTCATTTACGCAAGAAGGCGATATGAACCCGGGCAAAGTGCCAATTCAGCCATTGCAAACAGGTGCGGGAAGCGGTAAGCTACAATCACTAATTCAGACATATAACTATTATATGCAAATGATCCGTGACGTAACGGGTCTGAATGAAGCAAGAGACGGTTCTACACCAGACTCGCGCGCTTTGGTTGGTGTACAAATTAGCTGCAGCAAATTCAAACACAGCAACAAGACACATTTTAGATGCTGGTTTGTTTATTACAGCAGATCTTGCAGAAGGGTTATCACTTAGAATTTCTGACATTATAGAGTTTAGCCCTGCGCGTGATGCATTTATTCAAAAAATTGGCGGATTTAATGTTGCTACATTGTCTGAATTGCAGGATTTACATTTGCATGACTTTGGTATATTCATTGAATTAACACCAGACGAAGAAGAAAAAGGGCGATTAGAAAACAATATACAAACAGCATTGTCAGCTGGTCTTATTGATTTAGATGATGCAATTGATATTCGTGATATTAAAAATCTTAAGTTAGCAAATCAATTCCTGAAGCTGCGCCGCAAGAAAAAGCAAGAGCGCGATCAGATGATGCAACAGCAGAATATTCAAGCACAAGCACAGGCAAACGCGCAAGCACAACAAGTTGCTGCTCAGGCAGAAATGCAGAAAGAGCAAATGTCAATGCAGTCCAAATCGCAGCTTGAGCAAATTAAAGGCCAAATTGAACAACAGCGCCTTGCCGCTGAGGTTGCTGCTAAGAAAGAGCTTATGGCGCTTGAGTTCCAATACAACCTACAGTTGAAAGGAATGGAGACTGAAGTTGCAAAAGCTAAAACAAGAGATGTAGAAGATCGCAAAGATCAAAGAACAAAAATGCAAGCGTCTCAGCAAAGCGAATTAATCGAACAAAGACAAAAGCAAACACCACCAAAGAATTTTGAATCAGGTGGTAACGACATCATAGGCGGTGGTTTCGGTTTAGGAACCTTCGAACCTAAGTAATAATAAATACATATAATTATATAATATCTTATCATGAGTGAAGAAAATGTTAATGATGTTGCCAGCGTTACAGACGATGGCACTATTAAAGTAAACCTAGATGCCTTTCAAAAGCAAAGCGCAGATGAGGTTCCTGTACGCGACGAACCCGCAGTTAGCGAAGAAGTACGCACAGAAAACGTCCAAGAAGCAGATGCAGAACCTGCCGGAGAAAGCAACACCGTTCAAGATGAACAGCCCGTTGCAGATGTGCAAGATGCACAAGAAGTAGAAGCTCCAGTAGAAACACCTGTAAATCAGGAAGTTGAATCTCCACTGCAGGAAATTACAGAAGAGGAAGTCCAAGAGGTAGCTGATCAGCTAAGCGAAGAGATCAGTGAAGCCGTTGCGGAACAAGCGGAAAGCGGTGTAGAATTGCCAGAAAATATTCAGAAGGTCGTAGACTTTATGAATGAAACAGGTGGTTCGCTTGAGGACTATGTAAAATTAAATACGGATTACAGCACATTAAACGAAGACCAATTACTTCGTGAGTATTACCAGCAAGTAAATCCGCATTTGGACAAAGAAGATATTGATTTCCTAATGGAAGACAAGTTTTCTTTTGACGAAGATTTAGACGACGAGCGTGAAGTACGCCGTAAAAAAGTAGAGCGTAAGCAAGCATTAGCAAACGCCAAAAACCATTTAGAAGGTCTTAAGTCTAAATATTACGATGAAATTAAAATGGGTTCTCGTTTGAATCCAGAACAGCAAAAAGCGGTTAACTTTTTTAACCGTTATAATAAAGAGAGTCAAGAGGCTGCTAAAGTTGCACAACGACAAAAAAGCATGTTTGACCAAGAAACAGGGAAAGTTTTTAGCGACAAGTTCGAAGGTTTCGACTATCAAGTAGGCGACAAACGCTACCGTTTTAAAGTTAAGAATGCTAATCAGATTAAGGAGACTCAAAGCGATATTAACAACTTTGTCAAGAAGTTCTTGAATGAAAAAGGTGAAATATCAGATGCTAAGGGTTACCATAAATCGCTGTTTACTGCAATGAATGCCGATCAAGTCGCACAACACTTTTATGAGCAAGGCAAAGCCGATGCCATGAAAGATAGTATGGCCCGCACTAAGAATGTTGATATGAAGCCGAGAGGGGTTCATGAAGAAGTCACAATTTCTAATGGGTGGAAAGTACGCGCGGTTGATAGTGGCGTAAACACCTCTGGACTTAAGGTTAAGTTTAGAAATAAATAATCCATTTAAAAACAATTAAAAATGGCAATAGCAAGTTCAGGTGCGGCTCTACAGCACCTTACTCCGCGTCCAGTAAAAGGACTATTTGCGGACAATTACCTGGCACTAAGTGCTATGGATTTTACACAACAATTCCTTCCTGAAGTTTACGAAAAGGAAGTTGAACGTTACGGAAAGCGCAC